ACTTCTCGTGTTACGATACTCAATGAGATACTCGATGTATCTGGAAATAGAGCCACCACCATACTTCTCGCTAAGAAAGGTAACCTCATCTGCAAGTTCTGGCTTTGCAATGATAACATCAACCTCATTAGCAGGTGATAACTCAAGGCACGTCTCAAAGATCGAGGATCGATCCATGCTTGAGAAGTCATCCTTGGTAAGAGACTCACCAGCTTGTGCAGTTGATACACCACTCTCATCTCTGAGCATGGCAGATAGAACTGCTCGCTCTGCTAATTCAAAATCAATCAAAATCTAAGACCCTTCGTGGTTTGGCTTGATGTTATTTTGCGAAGGTGTGGAAACTTTTCCTTCAACCATGTTTTGCATGCAGTACGAAAACAGGCATCCCAATCCAAGTATTTCTTGCCACCTGCATTTGCCCAATCTTTGAATGCTTCCAGCGCACCATCGTAATCGATGCCTGCTTTATCTGCTATGAGTTTGTCAGGTGAAAAATCAGCAGGTAATAATCTCTTTCCACGGGTCTTGCTTTTGACCTCAGAAATGTCAGTGGTGCTACATATATTATTATTAAGGTATTTCGTAAGAAATACCCGCGTGTGCGCGAGGCGAGGTGGAATACTGACCCAAATCAGGTCGGTAATAACTTGCCCCTTAGTTGTACCAGACTGCTCGCAGTAGGCATCTAACAATGCATGCGTTTCGTTGTTAATTTTAACTCGTAAATCTTGTTTTTCTGTTGTCATTTTTTATGCTCCTATGATTGCCAATGTCCATGCAAAAATCATCCACAGCCAAGTGATTATTGCGGTGATAAACATTGCAGTAAATAATATCTTATTCATTATTTTGTTAATTTTTCCCATTGTACTTTAGTGTAGGTGATTGTAGTATGCCTTGTCTCAAGACTACCTTTTTAGCGTATTTTTTTATTGTTTCCACGGGGATTAGGTATGCTTTCTTGGGTTGTGTATCACCCTTTCCTGTGAACTGTCTGAGTGGTGGATTCTTCTCAATGATCATATCTTTGAGTCGCTTTGGAGTGATGAATATAAACTCATCCTTCGTGTCAAAGATCCACCAATCTGCTGTTGTTCCCATTAGCCCGGATGGTTTACCATACATCTCAATTTCCACCACTAGATTGCCAGAGTAATGAGCTTTCCAATCCTGCTTTACTTCATATGCTTCCTTAGTATTCGCCAGGAAGAAATCAAAGCCTGTGAACTTGCCCGGTATTGCTATGGGCTTGTGTCCAAGAGATTGAAAGAACGCAATTAACTCGGCCTCTCGCAACTTGCCAACAGATAGGCTGGTGTCAAACTCAGTCATGCCATGACTTCTCGTTTAATAATTTAATTAAATCTTCAAGTTTACATGTGAACATGCTCTCCGTGTTATTCTTTCTGTGTATGACGCATGGTGGTTTCTCACCTGCATCTCGTATGCTTTGGGTCATCGCACTATACAAGTTCAATGCCTGGACATGCTTGGCTTCGATATGAAATGGAAAGTCACTCACCACATCCGGGCTATCCGATCCACCTGAGAACTGTTGCCCCCTTCGTGAATCTGGATAACCATTTTCAGATAAGTAACGTGCTAATTCTCTCTCGTATCTAGCTCCTTTAGATCGAGAATTAATTTTGCCCATTTATATTTCTTCCCACCAGGTTAATCTTGGATGCCATCTCACGGTCACATTCAAGTAGATCTTCAATCTTATTACAGGTATGGGAAATATTACTGTGGTTTCTATTAAACACCTTACCCAATTCTTCCACCTTGTACCCTTGCTTTCGACTGTAGTAGATCGCACATTGGCGTGCCAATGATACATCCTGTGTCCGCACTCGACTTTCAATATCTGCAACTGTCACGCCAATCGTGTCTGCACATATCTGCTTTATTTTATCCACATCAACCATGCAGTCACGGGTAGTCATAATCGTGATATCAGGATCACTTACATTATTCATATCCTCGCCAGCAAGTGTTGCCACTAACTGTTTCATTGCTGCATGTAATACCACAACCGCGCCATCAAAATTACCAGATGCCATGTGTTCTTCGGCATAGCCCAGCACTTTATCCATCTCACTTATTTTCAATCTATTAGCCATTCTGTTGAATCCCTTCCTTCGGTTTTTAACCATTTGTTAATTTCTCGTTTGTCCCATGCAAATCCACGCCCACCTCGGCATGTCATGCCATCAATGATATAACATGTTAAACCTTCATCCTCATGGAATTGATCCAAGGATGTTTGCGATTTGTAACCCATGAGTTTGAGTGCCTTCTTGCTGGTGATAAGGTGTTTCTTTTTTCCTTGATTCCTACCCATCACGCAGACTTCTTTCCCTCGTTTTCCCAACGCAAAGCAGTGGAAAAATCAACCATGTCGATCAGTGATTTGTTCCCTATCTTCTGCCCTACCACATCATGCTTCTTGATAATGCGGTGTGCATAGCTCCTACTCACGCCAAATCGTTGTGCAAGTTGTGAAATCGACAAACGATTCTTTGCATATAGTGTCCCAAGGTTTAGCGTTTTAATATCATCACTATATCCGGGCCATACATCAGTCCGTAAGCATTCACCATATATCTTCATTGCTTCAAGAACACGTGGGATCTCCTTTTCAATGTCTGCGTTTTCCAATGCATAGCAAGCAGTTGCAAATGGTGCGGTCTTCTCTACCACCAAGAATACAAACTGCTTCGGACGCTCACCCATCTGCCTAAGTGCAGTCATGTACCATGCTGCTTGAAATAAGTACCCATACTGACGCACGCTCTTGGTAAATCCTTTCGGGCTTGCATCAATTGTAGTCTTTAAGTCCAACACGATACCACTATCCTTGTTGTACAGATCAGGACGAACCTTGCATGGTGTGCCTTCGACCTCAAAGAATCCTGTATGCTCAATCAAACTACCTGCATCGTATAATAGATTCTTTGCTATCGGATGTTGCAACACACTTGCAGCTACGTCCATGCACATATTATAGTCAGCAGGTGGTAACCAACGCTTGCCTGGATTAGCATCTTCCATCTCTGCAAACGCTTCCTTATATGCATTAGTGCGTGGTGAATTACCATCGATCTCTGCTGGTTTACATCCATACTCAGTATCGGTAAGGTGTGGTTCAAGCACCGCACTATGAATCATACCACCATTCAAAAATGCAGGTGAACTTGGACTTGGTTGCCCCATTGCATACTTGACCTTTGCCGGGCAGGTAGTGAGCAGACAATCTGCTACACTCCTACCCAACGCTGGGTCAGCATGATAGGCCTCGTTAGTTATGCCTAAACGTAACATATCAGAATGGCGCTCCGTCTTCATCCACTTCAGCAGCAGGTGGTGTAAACTCTGCAAAAGGATCTCCACCATCAAACAATGCCGGAAGGTTAATGCGCTTTAACTCTGCCTTGGCAATTGCACGAATGTCCTCGTCCATTTTCTTGATAGGCTTTGGATTCATCGCATAGGTTGTGTCCAATCCCTCGCCATTTCGTACCACACTAAGGTCATACTTCCGGCAGTCACCCCAATCCTCATCCTGTGCAAGCTGCAATAATTCTGCTTGTAGTTTTACCTGAGTAAGCTCCAAGATTTGCACCTTACTTTCGTTATAGTTGTAAACCACGAACGCATAAAAGTTGCGTGGCTTATCTGCGAATTGCATTGGCGCTTGTGTACCTTCAGCCCAGCGAATTGGACGTTTCTTGCCATCCTCTTCTGTCCATCCCAGCGTTCCATGAATAAAGCCTGGAGTCGGCTTGTCATCTGATGCTCCAATGATACGAAACTTATTTTCGCCTTGCGTGAATCTTAAGTAGTTTCCACTACCACCACCACCCTCCGAAGGTGCTTTTATATTATTAGGTAAGAATCCCATATTTTATTTATTTACTATTTTTGCGTGTTATGTATTGACAAGTAGTCTTGTGTGTCCTTATGTGTGTTTTATGCCACAAAAACCCAACCTCACTAGACCCGTATCAATACGTTTAAGTCCGTCCGTACGGAAAATTGTTAAATCCCTCTCTGAAGATACAGGTCTTCTTCAAGCCCAAGTGTATGACTTGATCCTTCGGGCAGGCACGGAAGCGATTGCAAAGAATAATATGCAGTTCCAGATGCCTCTTCACTTTGAGTTGAAGAAGTAAGGTTATTTAATTGTTCTATTAAGTCTGCAATGCAGACTGTACTAGGGCGGTCGCAGAAGATTTCTACTGTGCCTTCCTTTTTTTGTGCCATCTCAATTCCGTTAAATACTATTGTGTAGTTAGGTGTAGTCATTTGTAGTCTTTAATTATCGTTTTTTACCGCCATTTTAAATTAGAAGTTTAAATTAGGATGCCTTTAACTGAGGCAATCCTGAGTAGATCCTGTCCGTGATCTTTGTATCTGCGTGACCCAACGCTTTACTCGCTGCATAGATCCCATCACTACGCATTATCCTGTGACCACAGTACTTACGAAGTAAATGTATTCTGTAAGTCTCCTTCACTGCACACTCGTTTTTTAAGAATGAGTTGAATATTTCTCGAAGGAAGTACCCAGGTGCATCCAACACCAATGCATCGGATGCTGCACTACCACGCAAGTCTTGCAGCATGTTCCAATACGTTGGGTCAGTTGGCCTGTCCTCAAAGTCTGTGGGCTTTGCACGCTTGATACTCTTAGGTTGCCAGACACGAATCAATTTATTGCCATCTAGCGTTGAATAAAAATCGCTCCACTTGATCCGCTTCATCTCCGATCTACGCAAACCAAGTCCATACCCAAGCAAGTACGCCATGTAGATATTAGGTCGCTCAAATCGAACTTCCTCGCACCTTGCAGTGATGCGATCAATCGCATCCGTGGGGATGAATGCCTTCACCCCAATTGGTGCAACCCGGTGTGCAGTCCAATTAGAAAAGAAGCGAGCTTCGATACCCACGCTCACATAGTACTCGCACATGTTCCTAGAAAATAAACTCTTCGCACGCCTCAAGCGTTCCTTGTTTTCTGGGAATACCTGTGCATAGTGCGCAGGCAATGTTAAATTATACTTCGGATGTGTGCCACCCAAGTACCGGGTATCCATATCCTCATTCATTTCCAAGTCTTTCAAAACCAAACGAAATATTCCAGCACATGCCTTCATCGTTTTGTACGAAGGTGGTGTAAAATTCACTGCCTTGCAGTCAAGATAGTTATAGATTAGTTCACTTATCTGCACAACTCGCAACGGAGGCGCTACGAAGTCTAACTGTATGGGGGTATTAGTCACTCTTGTAGGGGGTAATTTTGATGAAACCCCTTCTATGATACGATTTGGCGTTTGTAAAGTTTGAATGCTCATTAAGTTATATTTGTATAGTATTTTACTTTAGTTATTGTTTTTTACCATTACTACCTAAAGGTTAGTGTGCTTCCTCTTGCGAGTGACAGACAGTCCCCTTTAAACAGTGATGTATTCCGTAGACGATATGAGCAGTAAAGGACAATAAAATGCGTGTCAAAACTTTTTTTACTTTTTTTAATAAAAATGCATAGTGCAAAAAAAAGCCACCCTTTCGAGTGGCTTGCGCTGATGTCCCCACCAGCATACTAAAAGGGATACTACACCCTTGAAGATTAAATATTACTTGGAGTTGTTTGTTTTGTCAAGTTTAGGGGAACATTGCCTGTGGGTTTTCTTTTTCTTGAAATCTTCCTCTACGCTTTAAGAAATAATCCATCTTCTTGTTTTCGTATTGCTTCATTATCCTTGCTCGTTGCTCGTTATCAACTCCAATTAGGGACTGCACCTGGTCAAGCATGTATGGGCCAATATCTGAGTTAGGCTTGCGTGCAGCTTCCTCGTACAAGTCCATGATTTGCAACTTGTTTTTACCTGCTCTTGCAAGCTGCATTGTTTCTTGCATTAGTGCTTGTGTATTAGCTTCCGGGTCTTCTATTTGATATTGATCGTCAGGGGATAGTAAACCTTTACTAGCAAGTAAATATTTAATTTTACGCTGGGAATTACTTCTTGCAGTTGCAGATGTAGGTTTCTCAAGTAATGCTTTCATAAAAACAGGATCTAGCATTGCTTCAGTTAGAATTTCGCGCAATTTTAAAGTCGGCATTTTATCAAGGAATTTCCTACCTGCTTGAGAACCTATATGGGCAACAATAAGACTTGGTGCGCCTCCTGCTAAAATACTTTGTGAAGCTAATGTAGCACCAGCAAGTCTGCCTACGATGTCAACAAAAGCGTCTGTTCCAAGACCTTCAGAGATTGATTTTAATTCTTCACCGCTTGCTCTTTGCATGAGTGATTCCTCAAACTCTTTAGCTCGATTTGCCATTGCTTTAATCGAATCCATTTCTTTCTTCGTAAGCAATTTACTAGAAACTAAATCTTGCTCTAATGTACGCTTGCCTTGCTTTTGCGATAAACTTGTAAGCAACTTGTTACCACTTAAGTAACTTGATTTGCCATATTTTATTGTGCTTTGTTTTATT